ACTTATGAAATGTATGATGGTTATTGTTATGTGACAGAAAAATTATACGATGGCTCTGGTAATGAATTAGAAGTATTATTTGAAACAACACAAACATTGTTAAATAGTATACCAGCTTGGATTGTTTTTAATGATGGTTTAAGTAATGATGTAAGAGGAGAATCAGATGTATCTTATTTATTGGATTCAGAAGCAGCTTATTCAAGGTTGGCAAATGCAGATATTGATGCAGAGCGTAAGAGTATGAATCCAATAAATTATACAATAGATGCAAGTGTAGAAAGTACAAGTAATTTAAGTACTTCACCGGGTAGTTTTTGGGATATACAATCAGACGAAAATGGAGTAGAGCAGAAAAATGCTTCTGTTGGTAGGTTAGAAAGTTCAATGTCTTATTCTACAGCATTAAGTAGTACGCTTGAAAGGATAGACAATCAAATGCATAGCGATATGTCAGTCCCAAATATAGATTCAGAAAAGTTACAAGGAGTAATTACTTCTGGTAAGACTATTCAAGCTTTATACTATCCGTTACAAGTTAGGTCGGATGAAAAAATGCTTGTGTGGCAATCTGCATTAGAATCAATGGTAAACATGATTTATGTAGGTGCGCTGCAATATCCAGGTTCAGCGACTTTTTACACAAATGAGAGCTTGCCAAGAGTTGAAATAGAAGTAGCGATTGAAGCTAATTACGCATTGCCTACAGATGAACAGGAAGAAAAGGCAATTGACATTCAAGAAGTAAATGCACAAGTAATGTCAAGGAAAACGTACATGAAAAAGTGGAGAGGTTTAACAGATGAAGAGGTAGAGGAAGAACTAAGGCAGATTGCTTTGGAAAGAGAAATACTTGAGGACAGCATGGGTAATGATATTAATTATAATGAAGATACTGTGAATGTTGAAGAGCTAAATAATAATGAAGATGAAGGTAACGAGGATTCACAGGATAGCTCTGAAAGCTTCCAGAATGACCAAGAAGGCTTAGAAGATGCTTTAACCGATTAAATATAAGCTAAATAATTAAAGTGTCTCTATGGGCAAAATAGAAGCTTACAAAGGTATATGCAAAATGGCAAACAACAAAAGAAATGTAAGGTTTGGTAAATCAGAATCAGCAAGGAAAGCAATAACAAAGCAACAGTTAAAAGACATAAACAAAATATATCAGAATGTATATAAGGAAATGGAGCAAAAACAAAAAGCTCTTGAAGGAAAAGAAACATACTCAGCAGGTGTAAGAAAGTTATACTTAGAACAGTTTAAAAAAGACTTGCAAGCTGAGATGTCGAAAGTAAATGCTCAAATAAGAAGTATAGTAGAAGATGGTGCAGAAAAAGTAGCAGAAGCTGTAGTTGAGGAAAATAATGAGTTGTTAAAGTCTATGGGTTTATATGTAGATGGTGCTTTTAGCTATGTACCTACCAATGCAGTAAGGCAAATAGTAAATGGGAATGTGTATAATGGTCAGTGGACTTTAAGTAAAGCGTTGTGGGGAAGTAATCAGAAAAATATAAAAAGTATTGAAAATATAGTTGCCGGAGGTTTAGCAGGAAACAAACCAATAAAAGAAATTGCAAAAGACTTAATGTTTTATAGTAAATCCGGTAGTGCTAAATATAATGCTATAAGATTAGCAAGGACAATGTCAAATCATGCATACCAAAAAGCATATCAAATGACAACAGAAAAGAATCCTTTTGTTGAGGCATACCAGTGGAATAACGGAACAGCGAATACTTGTCCTTTATGTATTGATTTAGCAACACAAGATAGATTTGGTTTAGGTAATGGAGTATTCCCTAAGAATGAAGTTCCGCTTGACCATCCAAATGGCTTTTGTTATATCACAAGTATTATGTCAAGCCGTGATGATGTAGATAAAGCTCTGATTGATTGGGTAAATGGAACTGGTGATGCTGGCATGAATCAGCAATTAGATGAATTTGCAAAAGATATGGGATTTATGCCACATGTAGTAAAGAATTCAGCAGATACTAATTTAGGCTTTGGGTTCAAAGAACTGATTGGTGGTAAAAATGATGCAGAAATAACAGATTCAATTTATGATTATTATTTGCCGCAAGACGTGAGAGACAAGCTTGACAAAATTAGTCAAATGAAAACGTATTCGCAATTTGAAGAATATTTTAAGTCAAAAGGAATAACATTAGATACTGGTATTGAATCATTAAAAACAACAAAAGCAAATGATGAAATACGAAGTGTTTATGAAATGGGACAAAAATTAGTTGTTGGTGTTGAAACATATCAAAGTGAGTTTGGTATAAATGCTTTGTCAAGTCTTAAAAATATTGTACTATATGACAACGAAGAAACGGTAACAGCTGCATATTATTTTAATTTAATTGGAGAAAATGACCCGAAAAATGGTTCTATCAGATTTAGTAATTGGGATGCAGATGGAAGAACAGTATTTCATGAATTAGCACATGCTTTTCAAGATTCGCAAAAAGCAAAAGGTGAGGATGCTTTAATGTTTGCAGATAGAGTTGCAAAGAATGTCGACTTTTCAAAAATATCAAATCCGAATACAAGTTGGACAGATGAAACGTATAATGCTGAGAAAATGGCAGATGCTTTTGGATATGGATTCTATTTAGGCAAAGAGAAAAACTTGAAGTTTATAAAAGATGTTTATAGGTGCTTGAAAAAATAATTTAAAAAAGTTTAAAAAAGGGGTTTACATTTCATTTTATTTGTGTTATAATAAATATATCAAATAAATAAACAAAATACCTTGAAAGGAGAAAGTAAAATGAAAACAATTAAATTAAGTGAAAGAACAAGGAAGCCAAGTCCAAATGAGAAAAAGTTTGAGAAAATGCTTATAGCAAGTGGCTTTGAAATTACTGGAATAAAAGAGTATTCAGATAGGTCAGAATATAGGATAAAAAAAGATGACGTGGAAATGGACAACGTAACGCTTTGGGATTCAAATAGAATTAAAGTAAAAGAGTGCTTCGAGTTTACATTGAAAAGTTTTGAGCAGCAAAAGCAATTAAAACTGTTATTGTCAAAATAAAAATTATCAAGATGATTGAGTCGGGAATAAATTTCCCAGCTTATTCTTGTTTAAAGAGGAAATTGAAATGGATGAACAAAAATGTATAATACAATGTGACGAATGTAAAAATGTATTTGATATACGCAATATGAATATTAAGACAATAGAGAATTTAAAGTTTGCAGATAAAACATTTACCGCCACATATTTTAAATGTGAACAATGTGGAAAAATCTATATTGTTGAATTGTTAGACTACAAAGCAGAGAAAATGAAGAATAGATATTTATCTATAGCAGAAAGCATACAAAAGAAACGAAATAAAGGGCTGAAAGTTTCAGAAGCAAGAATGCATGAATTAGAAAAATCTAAGCAAAATGCAATTAACTATCAGCATTGGTTGGTAGATAATTATAAAATACCACTAGTATTATTGGAGGGTGGAAAAGTATAATAACAAAGTTGTTACCAAAACAGAAAAAGGAGAAAGGAAAAGCTAGAATGAAGAACAAATTTAACGAAAGAATCTTTAGTGTAAGGAATTTTGTAGGACCATTACTCAAGTCAAATTTACAGTTCTTTGCCGATGATGACAAAGATGAAAATGACGATAATAATGGAGATGTTGATGATTCTGGTGATAGTAATAAGGATGATTCAATAGATGAAGAAGATGAAGACAAAGATGATGATGAAAGTAATGTGAAAAAGTTTACTCAGGATGAAATGTCAAAAATTGCTACTAAAGAAAAGAAGCAAGGTAGAAGGGCTGCATTCAGAGAAATGGGTTTCAAAGATGAAGTAGAAGCAAAAAAACAGCTTGATGCATTTCATGAGTGGCAAAAGTCACAGCTTTCTGAGGAGGAACAACGTCAACAGGAAATTGATAATGCAAATACAGCAACTTCTGAAGCAGAAAAACGTGCACAAGAAGCTGAGGAAAAATTAGCTGTAGTAATTGCAGGTGTAAGAAAAGATTCTATTGATGACGTTTTAGCAATTGCAAGGGCAAAAGTAACCGATGAAAAATCTTTAGACGATGTTCTTGCAGACATGAAAAAACAGGATAGATATAAAAGTTTTTTCGAAAGCGCAGATTCTGGTTCTAATAATGGAACAGGCTCTGGGTTGAGTCACAAGAAAGGTTCAAATAATAGGGAAAATATCGGAGCAAGACTTGCTAAGCAACAAATGAGTAGTAGAACAAGTAAGAAAAATAGTTATTTTAGTTAGTTAAGAAGGAGGAATAAAAGATGCTTAATCAAACAGGTATCAGTTCCAAAAGTGCAGGAACAAGAAAAACAATCTTGTATGATACGAAATTATTTTTTGCGTTGTCTTGTGTATTAACAGGTGATGCAGGAAAGACTTATTTGGCAGGTACGCCTATCAGTGGTGATTTATCAAACAGAGATACAGCATTTACTGTAGGTGGAGATAGTCCTGTAGGTATTCTTGAGCACGATGTAGTTATTAAGGATGAGGAAACTACAGTTAATGCGGGAGTGATTGTTTTCGGTTTTATTGATGAGGACAAGTTGGACGATACAGTAGTAGAGATGCTTACAGATGATGTAAAGTCAAAGCTCACAAAGATTACATTTTGTAAATAATTAAAGGAGGTAAAAATAATGCCTAGTATTTTTGAGTTAGTAACTTCGGATGCTATCACGGCATATTGGGAAACAGTCGCTTCTAATCAGATTGCCTATCTTGGTGAAGAACTTTTTCCATCGCAACAGAAACTTGGTCTTGATATTAAGTGGATTAAAGGAGCGCATGGGCTTCCTGTAGTATTAAAACCTAGTGCATATGATGTAGCAGCTAAAAAGCGTGATAGAATTGGTTTCGAAAAGCTTCAAATGCAAATGCCATATTTCAAAGAAGCGACATATATTGATGAGGAATTGCGACAGGAACTTAACATGGTTCTTGAGTCTGGAAATCAAGCATATATTGATTCAGTAATGACTCAAGTGTTTAACGATGAGGAGAATCTTTTGGAAGGTGCAGCTGCACAGAGAGAAAGAATTCGTATGATGGCACTTACAACTGGTGCGGTAAGCATTTCAGCGAATGGACAGGATTATGATTATGACTATGGTATTCCGGGGAATCACAAGGTTGATGTAACCAAGGATGATGGTTTTGGCAAGGTTGCATGGAGTGATGCAGATGCCACTATTGTTGATGATATTCGTAATTTGCAGGACAGAATTGAAGACGAAGTTGGAGTAAGGCCTACGAGGGCAATTTGTTCGAGAAAGACATTTGGTTATATTCGTA